CCAAGTGTTACAACAATTATAGGAAGATTTAAAAATTCTATTGGATTAATTATTTGGAGTAATAATCTTGGATTAGAAAATAAGAACTATCATACTGAATTGAAAAAAGCAGGTAGCATTGGAACTTCTTTACATGATTTTGCTGAATTGCATATCAATGGAGAAGATTATGACCTTCCAGAAGATCCAGTAGTTTTGCATTGTTTTAATAAATTTACAGGATGGTGGGACGACTTTTCAAAGGATAGTAATGAATAATTTTGAAGTAATTTGGACAGAAAAAAAGATGGGAAGTAAGAAATTAAAGTTTGGTGGATGTCCAGATTTATTAGTTAAAAAAAATGGAGAGTATATACTTGTCGATATAAAAAGCTCTAAACAGGTGTATTCAGACATGATTATTCAACTTTCTGCTTATAGCTACTTAATAAAGGAGTCAGAAGGTATTACTATTGATAAAGCTATTATTGCTAGATTTCCAAAGGATAGTGATGAGGTTGAAATTAGAGAATTTTCTAAGGAAGAACTTGCTGTTGGTCTAAAGCAATTTAAACTTTTAAGAAAAGCATTTGATATTGATAAAGACCTTAATAAACTATTGAAAGGAAAAAAATGAATAATAAAGAAAACAAAGTAAAAGATGATCCATTAAATTTAAAATCAGCTTTAACTAAGTTTCAAGACTTAAATATTAAAGCACAAAAGGATTCTATTAATCCTCATTTTAAAAGTAAATATGCTGATCTTACAAGTGTTATTAATGCTGTTAATCATGGAGCTGAATTTGGGTTATCTTTTTCCCAATCAATAGAATATAAAAATATTATTCTTGATAGAGTTCAGACAAAAGATGAAACAACATTAGAGTCCCAAGACATATATAGAGATATTTTTGTAACAACAATAGTAAGGCATATTAATGATACAGAAATTTTAACTTGTTGTGTTCCTGTCTTGATTAATGGAAGTGATAAGGACAATGCACAAAAAATGGGTAGTTCTGTTACCTATGCAAAACGCTATGGTTTACAATCTTTATATGGATTGGCAAGTGATGATGATGGCAATGAGGCTTCAACAAAACAAATTAATAAACCAAAACAAGAGGAGACATTTACAATATGATTACATTTAAATTATTTAAAAACCAATACAAAGAAGAAGGAGATAATAAACCTAGCTACAAAACACCAACCATATCTTATAAAAAAGATAAGGACACAGGTGTAGAAACAAAAGTTTTTGAGAACGATATAACCTTTAAAAAAGGAGATATGTATCAAGCTAGTCTTTATAAAAATTCAGATGGGAGTTTAGGTGTTAAGATTGAATTAAATACTTATGACAATCCTAAACAAAATACTAATAATGCTCAAATAGAGGGTGGTGATGACATCCCATTCTAAAGAAGTTTCACAGCATGATGTTGTGGAAGTACCAAACAGGTATGTTGTTTCAAGTGAGGATGGGCAACTGTCCTCACAATTTACAAAAGAAGAAATTAATATTTTAAAACATATTTGTAATAATCCTATGTTTAAAAATTTTAAACCTTTGCCTAATTATGAAATTCATACTCCAATAACTTTAAAACATATTAAGAAAAAAGTTTGTGAATATTATGAAATAAGTCTTGATGAATTTTATAGCGAAAGAAGACAAGAAACATTAATAAAGGCAAGAAGAGATTTTGTTCATTTAGCAAGAAAAAATACCGAGCATGGAAACTGTGTGATTGGTCGAGCAATGAATAAACATAACACAACAGTTTGTTATTATTTAAAACAAGAGACAGAAAATTTAAGGGAAATTTTATAATGAAGAAACATATTGAAATTTATAAAAGTTTTTGGAATCCAGAATTAACAATATCTCAAACCTATCAATGTTGTTGGTGTGATAGTTGGGAGGGTGGAGAAATTCACCATATCGAGAAAAGGGGAATGGGAGGAAGTAAGTGCCAAGACAGAATTGAAAATCTTGTTTATCTGTGTAGAACGCACCATCAGATCGCTGATAAAGTACCATCTTTTAATCAAAGAGTAAGAGCAAAAAATTTAATAAAAATTGCAGAAAAACTAGAAGAAGAAGCAGGTCTTATGTATGATGAAAGGGATTTTAAATATGAATGATATGCCTTATACTTTTAAACAAAGGGATAGATTTAATCCTGTTGAAATTTTAAATGAAACAGTTAGGTTGGGCTATGAGTGGGCTGATAATAAAACTGCTTTTGAATTATTAAAAGATACAGAATCATCTATTGAAAGCCAAGTGTTTGAAGATTTGCGTAAAACAGAAAACAGTACATCAGCCAAAGCTTTAGTTAAAAAGGATGAAAGAATTAAAGATCATTACAAAGAAAAAAATAAAGCTTTAAATAAATATCTTAAATCACAAATTGTTTATCAAGCAAAAATAAAATTAGATGATTTGGAACAAACACAAGAAGTAAACAAAAGGCATGAAATGAAATTAAGTGGGATGCAAATATGAATTATTACAAAAGAAATATCGGAAGATTGTGGCAAGGAAAAGCATCTTTAAAGGATTATGAAGTGGAAAAAGCTATTAATAAGGGTGGTGCTATTCTGACCTTAACTGAAAATAATGAAAAAATGTTTTTAACTGTAGAGCAATTAGAATCTGCCTTATTAACTAAAACAAAAAAGATTATACCTCCACGATTTAAGGGAGAATTACCATTTAGAATGTGCAATGTATTTTGGAAATCACAAGAAAAAACAGATCAAATGGAGTTAATAGATGAGTAAAGAGATTTTAAGAATAAAACAAATAGATGAGGGTGGGGAGAATCCTAAAACAAAACTACCAGAAAAACCACTATGGGAATTAACCTTTGATGATTCATCTGTTAGAATATTGGGTAAGCCTAAGATGGAAGAATATATAAGTAAATCATATGATAATACTGTTCATCATTTTAGAAGACATATAACAATATTAAAGGATGATAGAAGAGTTATTCTTTGGTCTGTTGTTTTTTGTGATTATCAAAGTGTTCTATTAAGTGGTTCTGAATTGTGTAATAAGATTATGTTAGGTCATCAAAGAAAGGATGAGGAAGAGTACAAAGAATTAGAAGAATCTTTGGCTAAAAAAAACCTTCCTTTAAATCATTTTTTGTTTTCTGATTCAGAAGAACAATATCCTTTTTTGAAAAAAGAAAGATATGAATTAGATGAGTTAAGAAAAAAATCTTTAAAAAATTTAAATGAAGAAGAAGATAAAATTAATTTAGAAGGAAATTATTAATGCCTATAAAGATACCAGAACATATAAAAAGACCAGAATTGGCAAAGGAATTAAAAATTAGTGATAGATCATGTAGAAAGTGGATATCTCAATTAAGGATTCAACATCCTAAAGAAAAATCTTTACATCGTTTTATTGGTAAGAATCAAATATTTTTAGAAGAAGATTTGGGAAGGGTAATGGATTTGTGTTTAGATTTAAACAAAAAATAATATGTTAAATATTATCTACTATCCAGTCTTTTAGTTCTGATCTGGATAGTAGTTCTGTAATAAAATTAGCATTAGAATTTACAATAGTTTCCTCCTCTTTATCTTTGAGAAGATATTGAAAGTAACATAGGTGTAAAAATTCATGAATAACCAGATTGACTGCGTTCATTCCTCCTTGCTCTATGATACTTTTGTCTAGGAATATTTTATAAGGTGGTCTTGGAACAAAAACTCCTTGAGCCTCACCCACCTCATAACTAACTTCGTGTGGAATAGTAACCAACTCAACTTCAAAAGAACTCATTATTACTTTCTTAGGAAGTTGTATTTTTTTCAATTAAGTTCCTATTTTTTTTTGTGCTGTTTTATGAGATGCTGTAAAAGTTTTTCCTTTCATCATTAAATTTTTCATTAAAGTCATATGCTTTGTTGAATGATGTTTAGAATGTTTTTTTAAAGTATCTTTTTGTTTTTGAGTAAGTTTAATCATTTAGTATCTAGGTGGTTTTGGTTTTTTTTTATCCATTATATTGCACCAATTATTATGATTACAACTAAAGCAACAATACCAGCTTTAACCCAGTCTTTAAGTTTCCAGTCTGACCATTCTTTTAAATGATCCCATAATCCTTTTATTAAATTCATAGTTTCTCCTATTTTTTTTCTTTTTTAAATTTACGACCTACTACAAACACGATAGAATTTAAAATCGTGTTCAAAGTTACCATGCCTAAAATCCACCATTGCCAAAATTCTACATTCATTAAGTATCTCGTTGAACATTTTTAATTTTTTCCACAGTTCTCAAAGTTGCCATTCCGAGTGTAGCAAGTGTAAGCTCCATCATAATTTCAGTTGGAATATCTATTTTATCCATCTCTGGTAAAAAAAATTCTATTGTGGGAGCTGCTAAAAAAGCATAAGCTAATCCAATACCACACACCCATTGAATAAATGGTCTTGCTCCTGAAACAAATAATGATTTAGATTTTGCTTGAGCAATATTAATATCAATTTGTTTTTCTTTTAATTTGGCTTCAATTTTTTCTAAAGTTAATTCGGCTTGTCTTTTTTCTTCTGGGCTATCATAAAGTTCGTCAATTACTTTTAACCCTGTTTCTAAAAGACCTCCACCTTTACCACCAAGAATACCTGTTAATAAACCTAACATAAATTACCACCAACTTGCTGATAATAAATATATAAATTGCAAAATTCTATCGTAACTAATGCTGTTAATAGTATTGTAATAATTATTTTCATATTATTGCCTCCAATGTTGCACATAATGAAGAAACTCTGTTAAATGCCTGTTTTTTGTACCACAGAGAGTCTTTTAGTTCTTCTGAAGCATCAGTCCACCGACCTGCGTTAAGATGCTCTATGGTGCGTTTAAACAAGGAAAATCCCTTAGCTCCAAGAACAAAACAACATTCAATCACAACTTCCTGTGCTTTTGGATGTAAATTGTCAAAATCAGTAATTCTTCCTGCTCCATCCAAAGCTCTCTTAAAATCGTATTCAAAAACTCGTCTTAATTCTGCTAGGGAGTATCTTTTATCTGCTTTAAATTTATCTGTTGCAGTTACGAGATGTCCATAGCCAATAGTTTTTTTACCAAGAGAGTCTAAATAGACTTTATCTCTATAGCCTTCATGTTCTTTTATTTTTTCTTTGAGTTCTGTAAAATCCATAAATCTTTTCTCTTCCTTAAATCTTCTTTAAGTTTTTCTAAATATAAACAAGCATCCATTAGTTCCTCTTGAGTATCTAAAATCCACTCTTCAAGACTTTTGTTTGCTTGATCCATTGTATTACCAAATTTTTTAATACCAGATTCACTTCTATCTGCCATGCGATCAATTACTTTTTGAACTAAAGGATCTTTTGTCATCATATAGCACCTGTCCATTTACCATTATTATCTAATGGCATTGCGTAAATAACTGGTTGATTATTTATTATTGCTCCTACACTAATTATTGGTCTTTTGATAAAGTTTTTTGCATATTTAAATGCTTCATGTTTTGGATTAATAGAACTACCTACACACATAGCAAAATTTAAAGCTAAGGGAGAAGATATGAGAGTTAATTGGCTTAAAGTATGTTGATGTCCACTTACATAGCTCATGCCTAATTCTTTAGCACTAGCAATAACATTAGATTTAAAATGATGTGTAAAAAAAACTTTTGTTTTATTAGGTAAATCTAAAATTACTTTATCGTGCCAAGTCCATTTCCACTTTTTATCTATCTCTAAAATATCATTAATATCTTTAAGAAAATCTTCTGGTATAGCTGATTTTTCTGCAAGTCGTTGAATACGAATATCGTGATTTCCCCATAGGATAGGCATCTCTACAGGAAATATTTTTCTTAATTTCTTGATGCACTTAATAGCATCTTTAATTTCAAACTTAATGTTTGGTAGTTCTGGACTATGTGGATGAAACGAAATGCTGTGGAAGTCTACTAGGTCACCAATATGCAAAATTCCAGTTGGATTAATCTTATCTTTTATTTTCTTTATCCATTCAAAATAATTAGGATGTTGATATGGAAAATGTGTATCGCTTAAAATAAGCAATCTTTTAGTATTCATAGAGTTCCTTTTGTAAGGATGGCTAATCCATTATTTTTAAAAATGTATAGATTGCTCCTAAAATTCCTCCGATAAATAGTGCTACTTTTAATCCACCAAGTCCCATATTTGATGTCGTATTTAAATCTCTAATTTGTTTTTGCATAATCTGTAAATCTTCACGAATGTAACTAACATCTGATTTTAATTCTGCAATCATTATTTTTTCTTTATCCCAATCACTCATTTCTTTTTCCATAAAATAGTGAGGATAACCAATAATATTATTAAATTTAATGCCGATATATCATTCATTAATAAACTACCAATTTGATCTGTTTTCATTTAATTCTCTTTGTTTATTATTTTATTTTTTAATTGTTTGGTTTTCTTTTCTACTTTAGTTTTTTTAACTTTGTTTACACCCTTGCACATTTTTCGCACAGTCGCAAATTCTTCACCTAATTCAAGTTCTTTTAATTTAGCACAATTCGCTAACATTTCTAGCTCTTGGCGAAGTCTATCGTTTTGTTTAAGCAACTCTATAGTTTTATTATTGCAGGTAGATTGTAAAGGAAATCTAAAACGAAATCCTATTGTACCATTGATATTATCATTATAATTTTTATAGTCATTGTTTGTACTGGTATTATAATCAGTCATACTTTGACCATCACTATTTCTAAGTTCTGTATATAATTCTATAGATCCTCGTTCACAACTACTGTTACTACTGCCTAAATATTCATTTTTAGCTTTAGCATCTGTAACAACAGAAACTATAAGTATAAAACTTAAAATAAAAAATAACATTTTCACTAATAACCACCTGAAGCAACTCTTTCAATTTCTTTAATGTCATACTTAAATTGTCTTACAGCATCACTATTGTTTCTTACTAATTCTTCCAATGCTTGTACTTCTGCTTGTGAGGACATCTTATATGAGCCATCTCTTAAAGCATAAAGTATACCTTCTAATCTACCTACCCATGTTGACATTTCTGCCATCTCACGAACAAGTTCCTCTCTTGCATCAATATAATTTTTAGAATTTCTGCCAGTCTTGTCATTAAAGATATTGTGTATATTATCTATATCTCCATAAACTCGTTTTTCTAAATTATTTATTTCTAATTTTAATAAAGCAATAGTGTTGGTACTTGCATCAATTTGATTTGTTAATTTACTTGTATAGTTAATAGCACCATACAAAGAAGCTAGAAGTGTTAAGACTATAGGTATTGAAGCAAAATATTTTAACATTAGTTTTGTACAGTTAAGATTATTATTCCACCAAGAATACTAATTGCATACATTGCTAAAATTATTTCCATTAACTTCCCTCTCCAAAGTCATCAACTTGTAGTCTTAATGATTTGATTTTATATTTATTTTCTAGGATTTCTTGTTGAAGTTCCAGAACATTTTGATCTTCTTTAATAGCTTGAATTTCGGTTTTGAGTAACTCAAAGTCAGAGAATACTTTTCCGAGAACGAAGATATTGCTAGAAAAAGCACTAACTACACCAACTACTATAAGTATATTTTTTACAGACAGTTCTATATTCATTTACCACAAACACAGCTCCCTTCACATTTACAATCCATTATTTATAATATCTCATCCCTATCTTCACGATTTTTATAGTCTGCTCTTGCAGTCACTAAATTTACAAAATCTGTTTGATTGCTTGGAATAGAATCTGTGAATGTTTCATCATTCATTAATTTTGTAGTCCACTCTTGTTGAAATCTTTTCCAAGAATTATTTATTTTTCCTGTTACTGCGTCTTGAACCCATTGGTTTAAATCCAATAAGTCATTCTTCAATATTTTTTCGTCTGTATCATTAATTGATACTGTTATAGTTAATGCCATTTTATATCTCCTTTAAGATTGATTGTTTCGTCTAGCATATTAAAGCTCCTGACCAA